GGCGCTTCTGGTCGTATGGCTGATAAAGCAAATATGGCAGAAGAAATTAAACTTGATGAGCAAACACAATACGATTTAGTAGAAGCTTATCTATTAGAAAATAATATTGATCCTGATACATTAACACCACAACAGCTTGATGAAATTATTGGTAAAGTACTTGGTACAGCTTTTAAAGTAGGTGCTCGTACGGCATTAGGTGCTGGACGTTTAGCTAAGAAAGCTGCTAAAAGAATATCTACATCGGGACGTGCAGATGCAGCTGAGAAAAAAGCTGCAGATATGGAAAAGAAAAATAAAGATCGCGAGCGTATTAAAGCTGCGCAAGAAAGATTAAGAAAAGCTAAAGAAGCTGCACGTTAATAAATAAGAATAATAAAAACCCTAACTAGGAGAACTAAAATGGCACTTTGGGGAAAAACAGACGCATTAGCTTCAGTACCAACATGGTTAGAAGACGATGCTAATAACACTAACAAGTCAAATGATCGCGACAATGCTGTGTTCATTAGTACTGAAGAAGCAGCAGTTGCTTCTAACCGTGCTAAAGGCTTTAAAACACCAGGCTGGTATGTTTATTACACAGCTGGTGGCCGTCATCACGCAGAATGCTTAGTACCTATGAAGGTAGCTCAAGCTGATGCTGGCGATGCTGGTGTAACCGGCAATACAGCGATTGAAGATACTATCGCAGCTGATAGCTAAGTTTAAGTAGTAGTTATGATATTGACAGAATCAACTTTTCTGTTATTTGCATCAAAACATTATGATAATCCTCAATGCTCTGATATCTCAGAATTTGAGGAGGACCTAAAGCGCTTTCAATATCTAAGAAAACTCTTTGGGAGATATCGACAAGATAATGATTTAAAAGAAAGGTTGATTCTAAATCATCTGATTATCATATATAATGTTTTTGGTCCAGAAGCAACTAATATGTTATTCATGAAGCTTCATGAGTTTCATGATTGCTTGAAGCCGTTTGTAGAATATTTAAATTTTATGCCTGAAGTTGTCCAATACGAAGATATTTCTTTGCATAAAAATAATATTGATTCAGATGATTCAATAGCAGAAGCACTTAAAGGAATATGATCCTATGATCGTTGATTTATTTTTAGTTTATCAATTTATAAGAAGACTTGCTACGCCTTTTAATAAATGGAAAGCGTATGAGACTGGTGTGATAGATGATAAAGGTAAGATCTTAGTTAAAAAGAAAGATCGTACAGATGCCCAGAAAAAATCTTGGCAAATATTCGATGTGATGATCGCGAATCTCAAAAAATTATTAGCAAAAATTCCTGGAGGTAGTTCTAGACTAGCCTCCTACGTTGCTGCGCTTTACTTAATTAGAGAATGGAATCACTTTACAGATGGCACTTTATTGACTGAAGATCTTAATGAAGAAGATCTAGAGGAATCATTATCTGTATTTAATGACTTATATGTCAATTATATCACAGAAGAAACAAATGTCAAGGCTTTAATTACAGAAGCTGCCGCTCCTCGTTGGAAAAAAGCCGGCCCCAATGGAGAAAAAGAAATTACATTTCCAAATGGTCGCAAATTCATGTTAGATAAAAATTTAGACCATAACGAACGTCATACTGGTGAGTGGAAAGTATTTGAATGGGATAAGAAAAAGCGTGAATGGTCATGGGTTGATACATATAGCCCACAATGGCATGCTAAAGATATGGTCATGAAAATGGGTGGTTTAAAAGAAAATAAAAAGATTAATACTAAGCCGAGCCTAGAAGAAACACCAGTAAATAGCGTTGGTTCTGGTAATATTGCTGGTATGGATGGATCTGCGTTTTCTAAAGAAGCGCAAAAAAGATGGACTTCACAAAACAAATCTAAGAAGAAAAAATTGAGAGATATAATGGGAGACAAACTATGATTACTTTAGAACAATTTAGTGCAATGATTCGTAAGAATAAAGATCCAGAATCATGGTATAAAGCAGCAATACCTTTATTTGAAAAGTACGAGATTAATACACCAAACCGTATTGCAGGATTTATGGCTCAATGCGCGCACGAATCAGCAGACTTTACAACATTAGAAGAAAATCTTAATTATAACGAAAAGGCTCTTAACTCAGTCTTTGGTCGTTATTTTGGCGCGGGGAAAGAAGATGCAAAAGCTTACGCAAGAAATCCTGAAAAGATTGCAAACTACGTTTACATGGACAAATACAGAAGTAAACGGGGAGCAATGGGAAACGTGGAAGACGGCGATGGTTGGAGGTTCCGCGGTAGAGGTATTAAGCAACTTACTGGTCGTAACAATTATACAGCGTTCGGCAAATCAATCGGAATGACTGCTGAAGAAGCAGCAGAGTATGTAGCAACTCCTCAAGGTGCTATTGAATCAGCGTGTTGGTTTTGGGCAACAAATAAACTTGCTACTTGGGCCGACAAAGGCGACAATGTAGGGTTGACAAAAAAGATTAATGGTGGTACAATAGGATTAGAAGATCGCAATAAGCGCTGGGAAGCTGCATTAGCAATTCTAGGTGGTGAAATTCCAGCTCCAGCTCCAAAAGCTGCAGCATCTACTGGTATTCGTACTTTACGAAAAGGTATGCAGGGTGAAGATGTTAAGAAAATGCAAAAAGCTATTGGTGTAGCAGCAGATGGAGATTTTGGTCCTGGTACTTTAATTGCTGTTAAAAAGTGGCAAAAGCTAAATGGTTTAGTTGCAGATGGTGTCGTTGGACCTGCCACACAAGCGAAAATGTTTGGTTAATAAATAGAATAACTAATTAGAACAAAAGGAGATAGAAATGTCTTTAGAAAAAATTGTAGCGGAAGCAATGGCTGGCCGTCCACTAGAAATGAAAGAAGCATTTGAAGAAGAAATTCAATCACGCGTCGTAGAAGCTCTAGAGCAAAAATACCTTGAAATGACCGAAGGTCTAGATGAAGAAGCTGAAGAGCTTGATGAAGAAGATCTTGCTGAGTCTGATGAAGAAGATCTTGCTGAGTCTGATGACGAAGACGAAGACGAAGATGAAGACGACGAAGATGAAGACGAAGATGATGAGGACGAAGACGAGGATTAATTCGTCTAAGATTCTAAATCATGCTTGGTTCAATTAAAATCGCAATTGTTTTAGTAATACTAGCAACAGGCGGCGTTGGTTACGCTTATATTAATAAGCTACAAAATGACTTAGAAACGGCACGATCAAACGTTGCTAAAATGGAAGTCGCAGTCCAAACCGCCGAAGCTAGTATTACAACATTGCGAGAAGATGCAGCAAGAATGGCTGCAGCAAATTTACAGTTACAAACTGATTTGCAAAAAGCAGAGGCATATGGTGATGACCTCCGCAGTAAACTCAATCGACATAATTTAACAGCCTTGGCTCTTAAAGAACCAGGTCAACTTGAAGGAAGAATGAATGGTGCGACCGCTAAATTGTGGCGTGAGCTCGAGCAAGATACTGGCGGGACTGGTGATAATCCCCTTCCTAGCTGGCTGCGCAGGTCTGAGACCGGAGCCGGAAATACAGGTAGTGACGGAAATACAGAAGACGTCAGTGCCGACAGTAGCTCGACCGAAGCCGATCAACCTAACTGATACTAGATTATACGTAGTTAATCAAGACAACCTTGAAGACTTTCTTAAAGAATTCGAGGCTGAGAACGGTAATGTAGCATTCGTAGCATTTAGTGTAAAAGATTATGAAAATCTTGCTTTAAATATTGCAGAACTCCGAAGATTTATAAAACAACAAGGTGAAATTATTGTTTATTACGAGAATGCTGTGTCAGAATCTGAACAATAGTAAGTGCTATAATAATATAAATATGAATGAGCCTCGCCAATGAGCGAGGTTTATTTTTAATTACGGAACAAAATATGGCAGACGAAGTAGATATCAAAACAGACGTAGCTCTTATTAAGAAAGATGTTAAACAAATCGAAAAGTATTTCGGTAAGTTTGACGCTGCACTTGAAACTATGGCAGAGATGTCTAAACAAGTCGCTGTTCATGGAGAAGTGTTAAAAAATACTTCTGAAAAATTACATGATCTTGACGTTCTAATGGCAGAGCATAGACAACAAGATCAAAAAAGAGCAGAATATTTAACTGCAAAATTAGAAGACTACAGATCTTCGTCGTATGCCGATCATCAAAGACTAGCAGACGAAAGTAGATTAAATCGTCAAGAGCGCAATGCCGAAATTATGTCAGAATTACACAAAATGAATGGCAGCCTAGAAAAAAGGTTGACAAGCATTGATAACCGTATTAAAATATTAGAAAATTGGAAATGGTATATTATGGGAGCATTCCTAATTATAGGTATTGTTGCAACACAAGTCAATTGGAGCATACTTTTTGGTTGACAATTCTCCAGATCCAATTATAATCTAATTATTACTGTTATTTGGATCTTTACATTATGGTTGATTTCGTGGATATTCAATATGCCCAGATGCTGTCTGGTCGTCTTGATAACTTCAAAATAAAACACACAAATCCCTACAAAATAAACTTCAGATGTCCCATCTGCGGTGATTCTCAAAAATCACGCAGTAAGGCCCGCGGCTGGCTTCTTGAACGTGACAACAAGTTCTCATACTATTGTCATAACTGTGGCGCGAGTCAAGGCTTCAACTTTTTCTTGAAGACTGTTGACCCGTTGTTGTTTAATGATTATATTGCTGAAAAGTTTGTTTCAAATACTGTTTCTACTGATACCAAAAGCATTGACGAAAATCAGTTTAAAACCAAAACAATTTCTTTCAATATCAATCCACTAAAAAAATTAAAAAAAGTTAGCCAATTAGCTCCAGATCATCCGGTCAAGAGATATATAATTAAAAGGCAAATTCCACCTCATCATCATTATCGATTATACTTTGTACAAAAGTTTAAAACTTGGATTAATGAGATTATTCCAGGTAAATTTGAAAATGTTGGTAAAGATGAACCAAGATTAGTTATACCATTCCTTGATGAAAATGGTCAATGCTTTGGTGTTTCGGCTCGTGGCTTTGATCCTAATGGAATTCGCTATATAACTATTATGTTTGATGATCGACCAAAAATCTTTGGTCTAGATAAAGTTAATTTTAACGAGCCTTACTATATTGTTGAAGGCGCTATAGACTCTTTCTTTTTGTCTAATGCTATTTCAATGAATGGTGCAGAAGGTAATGGTAATAGTGCAAATGAACGTGCAATATACGTATTTGACGCAGAACCAAGAAATAAAGAAATCCATAAACGTATGGAAAAAGTAATTAAAAATGGCTATAAAATTTGTATATGGCCAAGCGATGTTCCAGGTAAGGACATCAATGAAATGTATTTAAATGGTCTTAAAGATGTTGAAAAGGTTATTGAAGATAACACTTATCAAGGTCTACAGGCTGAATTGAAATTCGCCGCATGGCGAAAAGTTTAAGGAGTATTGAATTTTGCATGCACGACTTATTTCCCATAGCCAACCCTCTAATCGTATCCACGCAGGAGAACTTGCGGCGCAGGGGCTTGACAACATCCAAGACCTCATCGCTTACGCAGCCCGTGTCTCCAATCCAGCGAACCAAGCTAACACCAAAACAACACCAAAGCTACTTAGCTATCTCATCAAACACAAACACTGGTCACCATTCGAAATGGCAAGCGCCTGCATTGAAGTCGAAACAACCAGAGATATCGCCCGACAACTCCTTCGTCACCGATCATTTTCATTCCAAGAGTTTTCTCAAAGGTATGCTGACGTCCGCGATCTTGGCGATTCTGTTGTAATTCGTAAAGCTCGATTGCAAGATCCAAAAAATCGCCAGAATAGTATTATTCATGATGATGTAGCTCTTCATAATACTTGGGAAGTCCACCAAAGAGCAGTATGGCAAAGAGCAATGCAAGCCTATGAATGGGCAATCGAAAACGGTATTGCTAAAGAACAAGCACGTTCTGTTTTGCCTGAAGGTAATACACCTTCTCGTCTTTATGTTAATGGTACAATTCGTAGTTGGATTCACTATATTGAACTTCGCTCAGCAAACGGTACTCAATTAGAACATATTGAACTTGCCAGAGCAGTTGCAGAAGCTATATCCAAAATTTATCCAGACGTAACCAATTTTGTTGAAAAATAACTACATATAGCTATGAATCACATAATAAATACTACATATTCAAGAACATAGAGAAAGGGAAGTAAGCATGCTTCAGGTCGTTAAGCGTGATGGCAGACGAGAGCCATTAGATATTGAAAAACTTCATAAGGTTGTATTTTACGCTTGTGAAGGTGTTACAGGGGTTAGTCCAAGTGAAGTAGAAATTAAAAGTCAAATTCAATTCTTCAATGGTATGACTACTAAAGAGATTCAAGAAACCCTTATTAAAGCTGCAAGCGACTTGATTTCAGAAGAGACTCCTAACTATCAATATGTTGGCGGCCGCCTTGTAAACTATGCACTACGTAAAGAGGTTTATGATAGTTATGAACCAATTCACGTAAAAGCTCTTGTAGAGCGCAATATTAAGCTTGGTTTCTATGATCCTGAACTTATTAATTATTATGATGATGAGGAATGGGATCGTATTAATTCTTTCATTAAACACAATAGAGACGAGAGCCTTACATATGTTGCTATGGAGCAATTGCGTGGCAAATATCTAGTTCAAAATAGAGTATCTGGTGAAATTTTTGAAACACCACAAATGTGCTACATTTTGATTGCTGCAACTTTGTTCCACAATTATCCAAAAGAAACTCGTCTAAAATGGGTAAAAGACTACTATGATGCAATTAGCATGCACGATATTTCTCTTCCTACTCCTGTTATGGCAGGTGTTCGTACTCCGCAACGACAATTCAGCTCCTGTGTACTTATCGAGACTGATGACTCTCTTGACAGTATCAATGCTACTAGCTCATCTATCGTTAAATACGTAAGCCAAAAAGCTGGTATTGGTATTGGTGGTGGTAAGATTCGTGCCATTGGTACACCTATTCGTAAAGGAGATGCTTACCATACAGGTATTATTCCTTTCTATAAGATGTTCCAAGCTGCTACTAAATCTTGTTCGCAAGGTGGTGTTCGTGGTGGAGCAGCAACTATCTATTATCCAATTTGGCATTATGAAGTAGAAGATCTTCTTGTATTGAAA